AAGGTACTGCAGGTCAAATTGCTGTAGCCCATGTAATTAACAATCGATATTTAAAAAATAGTTGGTATGGTTCTTCTATACAAGAAGTATGCTTAAAAGATTGGCAGTTTAGTTGTTGGAATGAAGATGATCCTAATAGACAAAAATTAGTTGAACTAAATAAATTAGATCCAATCTATTTAAAACTTGTTGGTATTTCATATTATGTAATACATAAAGTAATACCTGATCCAACTAATGGTAGTACACATTATCATACTAAAGCTATTCACCCTAAATGGGCACAACACAGTAAACCAATTATTGAAATTGGTGAACATAAATTTTATAACGATATTTCATAATGTTACCTTTACTTGCACCTATAGCTAAATCAATTTTTTCTACTGTAGATAAAGTAATTACATCTAAAGCAGAAAAGGAAAAGATTAAAGCTGAGTTACAACATAAAATTATTACAGGCGATCTTACAGAAATAGAAAATGCGGCTAAGGTAGTTCAACTAGAAGCACAAGGCAGTTGGTTGCAAAGAAGTTGGCGACCTATAATGATGTTAGTATTCGCCGGGCTTATGGTTGCACATTGGTTTGGTTTAACAGCGCCAAATATTCCTGAGTCAGTACAAAATTCTTTGTTAGATATTGTAATGATTGGTGTTGGAGGTTATACTCTTGGTAGATCAGGAGAGAAAATAGCAGACAAATGGAACAAAAAGACTACGAAAGATTTATAGAGTTTCTGAAAGCGAAAAGTAAAGGCACAGATTGGATCGTGATGAAGATTCGTGGCTTTTGGCAATCAATCATACTAAATATTATTAAATATCCTGTATGGGCTTTATTTGCCTTTCTAGGGCTAATTCTACTTTTATTCTGGTAATTCTTTTATCCAACGACCTTTATCATTCAAAATCATAGGTAATAGTTTAGGTATACCATTTATTATAATACCACATCCAACAATAAATCGTGTTTTAAAATTCTTTGCATAGTTAAACGCCATACTTTTTTGGTTTATTAAACAACCAACATTCATAGCAAAGAAAATGTTATTAGGATTTGCCCACCATTGTATTAAAAACTTGGTATGATAATGACCTTGCACAGCAGACATACCCATTGTTTGTGATACCTTTAATACATCTGCCGCTCTGCCGTGTGTAAAGAATACCTTTTCTTTATTAGACATAGTTAGTGTTAAGTCATCTACCCATTTCCATTTTTTTGTATCAAGAAAGTCAGCATACGATTTCATAAACTCTCTGCTCATTCCAAATTTTATACCTCGTCTGTATACTAAACTTGAATGATTAGAATCTACTTCAATCACTTTAGGAAATATAGCTTCTAGTTCTTTAACATATTTGCGTGCTACTTTTAGTTCATGTCCTGCCGAGTAAAGGTCTGGGTCGTGCGAATGAAATGATATTGCGTGAAAGTCTAACATATCACCAATGTTTACAATAAAGTCTGGTTTGTATTCTTTTTTTACAGCTTTTAAAAATTCAAAAGAATCTTGATGATGGTAAGGTATATGTAAGTCTGATATCACAAGAACTTTTTTATACATACAATACATATGTACCAAGTTTCAAGTATTGTCAAGCTATACACATTTTATTCACATTCGGTATTGTAGATACTATACATCCAACGATACTCTTTAGGCACTTGTATTTCCAGACCCTTATGATCGAGCTTTCGTTTTCCTGTATCTTTATCTACTATATAACCTTCTTCATCTACTATCTGGTAGATCATAGAATCATATCCTGCATAGTTAAAGTTCATCTTGTTTTAATATATCAATAAAAAGTGGTAAGTCCAAGCAAACCATTGTTGTGCCGTGGTCTTTGTGTAGGCACAGCAAGTCAGCACCAGACTTCCACTTTTCTAATGTTTTAAAACCTTCACCATTTTTTCTTGCTTTTACTTCTACACTTAGTTTATGAAAGCGTTCATCTTTTATTTCTATGTCATAAGGAAAATCTGCTATAGCTCCAGACATTGGTTGTCGCCGTGCTTTGATTCCTGCTTTGTTAAATTCTTTTACTAGTTTGTGCTCTACTCTATATCCCTTACTCTTACTAAACTTACCCATTTGCTATCTCCAAATTTCTAGCACCCTCTCCTTTTGTTAATTTACCTTTCTTTACTAACTGCATACATATTTTGTGTGCTTGTGAGGGTGAAGCAAAATCAAGGTGTTCAGCTATTTCTTTGTATGATGGACTAAATTTATACATATTAATAAAGTCATCTACAAATTTATAAACACGTGATTCATTTTTTGTCATAACTATATATCCTTTTATCTAATTTAAAATCTTTTACTCGTGTGCATTTCATTGCTACAATGTTTATAGGTGAGTGTTTGTATTGATTTTGGACTCCCCACCAAGTCATAACATTACATTTACTTTGGAGTGGCAAGGCATACTTTACCCAAAGTTTGCCTTGATACTCTAACCATAATGTTAATATGAATATTTTAAACATTAGTATGGCACATCATCTTCAATAATAGATCCTGCTTCTACATCACTAGGTAATGATTGGTCAGCACTTGGTGACGTAATTGAAGATACATTCCCATCAGACTTGGAGTCCATTAGTTTCATTTCAGAGTTAAACCTATCAAGATGTATCTCTGCTTTTACTCTTTCTTCTCCTGTTTCTGTTTGCCATTTTCTATATGTTAGTCTTCCCTCCAATAAAACTCTGCTTCCTTTCTTAGTATACTTGGCTAAGATGTCAGCAATTTTATCATCCCAAACGACACACTTGTGCCATTCAGTTTCTTTTTCTCCTTTTACTACTCTGTTTGTAGCTACAGATAATAAGGCATAATTAGTGCCTGCCCCCGTTTGTTTAATTTCGGGGTCAGCACCAAGATTGCCAATAATTTGAATTTTATTATACATTTAATTCCTTTCGTTTAGATTCATATTTAGCTATTGCCATTTGATACAATCCGGGATTGGATTTTTTAGCTTTAGCTATGTTTACCTTGTTCATTTCATAGTAGCCTGTAACTTGTTTGACAGTTTTACTGCCTTCAATACTACTAATAAATGATTTAATTGCTTCATCATCTGCTGAACCTAACTTTTCGTTACTTGTGTCAAGTTCATCTTCTGAATACACAAAACCATGCAATCCTACAAGTTTAAGTATTGCTCTATCTACAGCACGTTTTTCTGCCATAGCATACGGATATGCAACTTTACTGTTTTTTGGACTTGCTTCTCCGTAGGTAATGACTTTCATTTTGTCATTGTGTGCATAGCATTTAACTACTGCAATACCTTGTGCAGAGTTTGTTTCTACTTCTACAATGTCATCAATTACAACACCTGCTTTAGCTCCTACAAGTTCACAGTATTTGTGTAGCATTACAAGTGTTGCTTTACCTCCACGCTTGAGTTCCCACAAAGCGTGTTCGGGTTTTAGATCATACTGTTGTAGTATTTTCTTTACTCTTGGTTCAATGTGTCCCATCATATTAACCTCCTTTGTTTTCTTTGATGGTTAAGTGTCCTGCTTTTGTTCTTGATATTTTGATACCACCACCTTCAGCAAGACGACAGTTGGCAGGTATTAGTTCTTTTAATACCTTACCAACTGCTCGGTGTTGATCGTATGATATCTTTGTTTCACGCCAAGTATGTGCATTAGCTACAAACTCATTGTTCTTCTCCATATCTATACGAATCATCTCGTTTACTTTTATATTGTCTGTATAGTTTTGTACTAGTTTTTCTGCTTGTATATTCTCTGGTTCTTTGTCTGTTAGTATATGTTGCTTCCAAAAGGTATCTTCCATTTCGTAAAGCATCTTTATGTATTCATTGTCATATTGTATTTCACACCATTCGTATCTCATATTACCAAAAATTACTGAGAGGTACGCTCTATCCATCATTGCAACTTGCATATAATGTTGTAGCTGAGGCATATATTTTCGTATAACATTTTCTAAAGTGTTGTTGGCATTGGTATGCTTACACTCTAGGACACAGATTTTGTCACTAACATTAACTAATCCATCAAGACTAGCGTGGCGAAATCCATCTGTGAAATCGTGTTGGTTACTAGCTGATAATAGTTTATGCCCTGTTTCCTGTGCAAACCATAGCTTGTTTAATCCTTCTGTAACAATGCCGATTTGTACAGGTAACACCCGATCTAAGTTTTCAGGCTCTTGACGCCCTGTCTTCTCTAGCCAGAGTGTGTGCCAATCACCTTCCATAATGCGAATTGCATCTGAACCACCAAGTGTTTTTGGTCGCTCTACTTTTTTCTTTGGTTGCATATTATACTCCTTTCGTATTTATTTTATAGCACTCTTGTACTACATTTGCAAACCTTTTTGTTTTTAAATAAGTATTTTCTATGAATAACATTCCGTGTTCGTAAGGTGGTTCATAGATAGCAAGAAAGTCTGCAGGTACAGGCAATCTTCTATACTTATATGTTTTGATTAACTCCAATGTATATTCTTCAATGATACATTGAGGGTACTTGGCTAAGATTTGTCCGTACATCTTTAACCCAAGTTCATTAGGTACATCACACCCGAAGGTAGAAGCACACATTTCTATTGCCGTGCCTATATATTTAGGATCTGCAGGTAACATCATATGTTGACAAATATTTAATGTTCTGCGCAGACGATCTAAATATTGCACTGCTTTGTTTTCTGTAGCTACATACTCATCTACTTTGTTTTCCTTTATTGCTAATAGCAAAGACATTGTTGATTCGCTCACGGCGTTCTTCAGTACCTTGGGAGGTTTGAGCTGTATTGGTTGTGAATTTTTTGGAACGCAATAACCAAGATCGGAAAGCGTATTGCCAATCTGATTTAGTTGTTCCATTTGCCCGATAATGGTTGACAAAGATTTTAAGTTCGTTGACATAATCGTACCTTTCTCCAAACTCTGTTTTGATCCACTGCTTAGTGTCGTAGCTTGGAACAAATGATTTTGGTATTTGTTGTTGATGAACATTAAGAATGAGATTGAAACCAAGTACACTGCACCAATTAATAAAGTTAATCATACTTGGTTGTTTCTTTCCACATTCCCACAAAGAGACAAGGCTATCTGATACACCAATCTTTTCAGACACCTCCTGAGATGACATACTAAGATGTTGCCGCCTTGTCTGTAGGTCTTGCAATATATTTTTATACATATTTACTGAGCAGTATTTCACACTCGGAGTATGATAAGTCATCAGCACAACTTTGTCTAACTTCAAGAAACTTTGTGTTCTTAAATCTTTTTGTTGACAAAAGAAGCCTTGCATAAAAAGGTTTGTGGTTATTATTTATTTTAAATTGTTTATCTGTTGTGTTGATCATTGTTTCCCAACGAACACGATTTATTATCATTTCACTTGATAATTTTTTATGTCCTCTGTGTACCATATCAGAAGCAAATTTTTGATATAGTTCCCAGACTTTTGGGTTGTCAAGATGAAAGTCAATAAACTCACATGTGTTGTTTGACTTGCCA